CTCACCTATCTTTTTCCCGCTGGACCGACGGAGGCCCTGAGACAACAGACAGTAGATCATATCATAACACGATCAAACTAAACATAATACCTCATAGAAATCATGAGGCGGGGGAATGAATAAACCGTCTGACATGACGATATGGATACCATAACACATTGGAACATTAGGATGTCACGTGAACATGACCGCAGGAGTGAAAAATATCCTGCCTGACTGTCCACACAAGCCGTGAAAAAGCTTGGACTAACTAATAGGAAAATTTGAATGGTTAACGAAATATTAATAAGTATCGACACATAGATACAAAGCCTACTCGGAGAGTACTCAAACTTCAAATGTAGTCTTGTCACCTATACAAGCAAAAGAACATGTTGAAAGCAAAGGCCTGATTAGCCGAAAAGTTATATTACTGAACAAACTGCAAAGATCGGAGTGTCCACTGATAACCAAGGACGCAAGCGAGCTACAACGCAAGAAACCGTAGAAACCAAAATGCGAGAGATGAGTGTGCTACACCAAGCAACACCAAGAAACATGAATGAGGAACAAACTCACAATACGTACAGACCAACACTCGAATCAATACCTGAAGAAGTGTTGTTGCCAAGGACAGTAACGGTAGACAGTCCAACAAAAGGAATAATAACAGTGATTGTCGAGGAGAATCACGAAGATGAACCAAAGTATTACAACGAAACCAATGCTTTGCAACTTTTGAGAGCTTTTGATATTCTGCACTCAATCAAAAGTTGCGAGGACCTGTCAAAAAATCAAGTTACAGAAATGTATCAAAAACTATTTGACAATCTAAGTAACGAAGACCTCGCTAATCTGGCCCAGTTGGCATTTGAAAGGGCTAGAAAAAAGAAGGAAAGGCGCGACAGACACAAGCGCAACAAACAGGCCAAGCGTGAAAGGGAAATAAGCCGGAAAGCCAGTATATGGGCAAAACTACCTTCATATGAAAAGGATTTGACACAATACGGCATTGAATCGAACCCTGGGCCAACAGTTTTAAAAAACAGTGATGAAGACCAGCGGAAAAGGATGTTGGATATCATAATGAGTGACATCGTTGGAGATTTCTTCTATCCACAACCCACTGGAGCACCAGGTGGAGCACCATTCTTCCGGAAGCTTATATTGACGATTTGTTTGTTGAATCTACTTGTAACAGTATCCGCGAACACATTTTTCACAGGGTGTACCACGGAATTTGTTTCTGCATTATCGACAACAAGCATGTCACCCCTCCCCGGAACATCGGGTGTATTCCAGGATTGCACAGTTTCATTCACCTTGGGAATGTCCTCCACAAGCGGATCATGTGAAATTGACGTGGGTACAGGAATACCATTTTTCAAACTAACCGCAACAAGTGGAGGATATGAACATCAGGAGGTATCCACACCTACTATGCGTTATGCATGTGATGCACAACCTGTGAGTGTGGTAGTGTCAGGCGGAGCCACAATTTGCAATGTCTTAAAAGCTGTGTGTGCTGAAACTGGAATCCAATACCCAGTATGGTATGCTCAACAGTCACAGATGTTGGGTGTAGTTTTTTACACACCACAACATGTGATTGTGGACAATACAATTGCTGTGAATGTAACGGATATTGCATCCAGTGCCAAGTTTTACAGCAAATATTCAGCTGATGGTGTACCTGACGAATATTATCAAGGAGGAGATCCCCCTGTGTTCTTAACCCCTAACAAGAGATGGAGCAAAAGTCGAAAACAAAGAAACAAAGATGCACATTCACTGAATGGAAACCAAAAGACACCCGATTTGGTGGTCATAGCCCAGTATGAAGACGAGGAAAAACGGTTGGGTATTTGTGACGGCGACCAAACTTGTTTTGATGACGTGTTGGACTTGGAATTGGAAGAAGAGTTAAGGCAAAAAGCTGTAAAGGACGAACAATATACAAAGCTTGTGAAAGCATTCAAAAAGAGTCTTCAAAATAACAAAACTCTGTATGAATACAACCGATATCTCCTTCTGGCCTTATTGGAAGATGAAGACACGATAGAAGATATTAAGTCCCACAAGAAAATCGGTCTTGTAACTTCTGACGAATTATCCCAAGACAACAACAAAGAAATAAGCTCAATGAGTGACATGGAAGATGACAAGGTAAGTGGTGGTCTGCTAAGACGTATTGCTAAGGATATCCCCACAGCAAAAATTGAGCAGAAAACAAAACGATCAATGCTCAATTTTGCAGACAAACAAAGTCACAGTGCAACAAAATCTTCCAATTATGGACAACAGATCACCCGAATGAAGAAAGGGATAAAAGACCATGAAGATCTCGCCATGTGGTTGGTATATCACAAACCAAATCACCGGTTCGCAAAACATGTGATACACAAGTTGAGTGATCGTTGGAAAGAAAAACCACCCACATTGTGGAGTATCATCGTAATTGAATCATACCTTTGCAAACGATACTGTGCTGGACATAATGCAAAAGAGGTACTCTCTATAATGTATGCTTCTGGTCACCAGAACAAATTGCTCCACAACAAGCAATTCACTGATATATATACCCACAAGTTCGGTGAAAATGTTGAAACAGTGTACGGGATTGTAAGAGATCTGGCCTTAAAGGAGATTGACGAGGGGGCAAGATACATAAAACCAGATCACACACCAATCAGGGCTGAACAAACCCCAGCAACTGCACCGAATCAAGACGCCTGGGTGGCTGACTTGACGGAATATGGCATTGAACCAAACCCTGGACCATTTGAAATGTGCAACCTAATTGCCAAAGATGGTCCATTCATTGATTTGACAAGGTATGGTGTTGAACCAAATCCTGGACCTGCAAATTTGTCTACTATTTTGGCGGAAACACTGGCTGATGTAGAACAATCGAAAAACATGACTAACCTAAAAAATTTTACAGGCACAGGGCAAGCATTTTCAGCAAAAGAGATGATTGGGAAAATTCAAGGCATGGTGCCCACTTATAGTATTCATTCCGCTACCACACCTGCTGCCGGTACAATAAGCACGTCTTATGTGGGGTCAACAGCCCAAATGCAAGTCAATCTTTCTGTATGTCCTCGAGAAATGCTGCTCATACCCAGAGAGGTTTTTCCTGTTAGCGGTGGGGCTCCAGTGGCATCCAATTTCCGACTCACTTTTTTCAGTGTTGGCAGTTCAAGTTCAATCTTACGGCCGTACGGTCTGGGGCCTATTTGGTCGCAGGCCAGTCAACAAATGAGCGATGCTAGACTGAAGCCTAACAGTCTGGCTGAAAACAATTTCAAGAATGAAGATGTGAATCTTCTCGGAAATAGTTTTTTTAACGGAAGTGGAGAATCCGCAATACCTGCTCAGGCAGGTGGATCAGACAGCATGGTGTTGGTGGGAATCAGGACCGGACAGTATGCTCTGATCTATGGTGGACAAAGACCATCTACCACGCTTCCTATGGCTGGGCTGGTTACTGCAGCGGACTCATTTGGGAAGCTATTTGCTTTGGATGGCGAACCAGGGGTCAACCCGTGGGATAGTGCTACGTTGTATGGCGAGAATGGGGGTAATACTGGGGACGTTTTGACTACCAATCCTTTCTTTCCATTTGGAGCAAATTTCACGGGAGTAGGTCACTCTGTGGCCTGTGGGAGTGTTAGATTTGTGACATCATTGCAAGGTTTGACACCCGACGAGCTGAACAGGGTGATCGCAATACCAGCAGGGCTGCTGACATCGTACGGAGCTCAACCTTCAGTGGTAGTAGCAATAATACTTGCGCTTTTAGCTCCAGGACCTTTTGCGCTCTTCAACGCCCACCTACACGTCAGCGATTTTAACAATGCGAACCAAACAGTCATTCCAAGTACATACACAGCAGGGTTAATTGCTACTGAAGGCATTACAGACCCAATTGTATTGTTACCCACTCAAACAGGAACTCGACCTCCAAACACACAGGCACAAGCAAACGACTCGTCAGCATTTGATTTGACTTGGGGGCCAAGTGCAACACAAGATCATCCCCCCAACGGTGGAATTGATGTCTCATACACCGGCGTACCAATATACTATTCACTCAACGGGTTCATTTACAGCTGGCAAGATTATTTCAACAGCAGTGCTTTCTACAACATTGGAATGAACATGTGTCAAATGTGTAACAGGCTGGATGACTTTGAAACCGGAGTGAGCATTGCGATGGCTTTCGGCGCAAGATACCGACCACTCATCAATACTCTTGCTAACGGAATTACACCCCATAGTTCAATCCAAAATGTGGATATTCAAAGTACAGATACCGTTGTTTTCAACACGACCAGACCAACGCGATTGACAGGTGATTTTCCATTACCTCAACCAAGTGTATATGACATAATGGTCCCAACATTTTCTGCAAATTGGCTATCTGCTGTTTTCACCGGATGCGTAGTTCCAATACCTCAAAATGGGAGTGGTAAAACATCCTTGAATCTTGCCCCAATCACCGTGGCACCTGAAGCTTGGGACGCACACAAGTATTTTTTCCGGTCGCTTGCTGCCAGCTACCAGCTGTTTTACACATCACAACAAAAAAACGTGAATTTTTGGAATAGTGCTGTATTTTTCCGAAGAGGAAATGCAACTTATAATGAATATGCGTATGATAACACTATCAACTATGAACGTTGGAGAAGGACCGTTCGTCAAACATACATCACCACTTCGAGTCGCATACCAGCTACTGCCACGGCATCCGGAACCATCAACAAGATAGTGGAGGATTCACTAAAACTGGTCTTGCCAAGAGACAGTTACGGGAATAACCTGCTTGCATACATTACTCCTCCGAACGGGAGTTTACAAGTGTTAGATCCAGACAACAACTTGGAAACATTGTGGGGTTATGCTGGAATCAAAGGACTGGTCAATGGGATGATGACCGAAAGCGGGACTTACATCCCCACAATATTGACTGATCTTGAAATGTACTCCATACTCAGTGCTATTCCAAAAGGCATGCAAATGTGGCCCAAACCATACAGTACAGACAACTACGGACTCATACCACCCAATGGCAGAATGCAGAATATTGTGGTTGGAGATGTTCCATATTTGTCCTTTCCTGTGTTGGATCCTGGAAAAAATTTCATGGGTAGTGATGAGGATCTACGCAATGCTGATGAAGTGATTTACTCAATCAGAGCCGGGTTGGCCACAACATTACTCGGACCAAATATCAGTTTTCGGTATACGAACGGCACAGTTCCAACTCTGGTAAGACCAGTATTGCAAGATCCTACATCAGGTTTGGTCACTGACTATGCAGTGCCACAATTGATGCAACCAGACGCGGCTTGTGTTGGAACACCAGCGGCCGCTACGTTCGCATACAGCGCATCAGCAGTATGGCCCACTGTTGACATATCTGGCGGAAGATGGTTCCCTTTCGTGAGTACGGTGAATGCAAGCATGGCACAGTGGTTTGCAAGGAAACTGCATATACCTGGGCTTACTTTACTGTTCAACCGTTCACTCAATCCACCTGTACCATTTACAAGTGACACGACTCCCAGTGACTATACACTTGATAATGAGGACAGAAGCGACGATCCAGATTCAAAAAACATCGATGCGGGGGCATTGTCCAGCGTAATGTCCTCGCCCCTGACAACCACCGCTTGAGTCTGGCCCCAATTTTCAACACATCTGGGAAATCTGAGTTGAAAAATCTTTCTGACGTTACTTTCAGTGTTGAAACAGAGAATGATATGATGGAAGTCGTGACTGATGGCATAACGAAGTGGGATGACGTGAAAGCCATGATTTGGGAAGAATTTGGAAGTGGGCTCAGATTGAAGTTTGTTGAACAGGACTGGCCAGAATCAGACCAAGATGCACAGGAAATCTGGCCTGCAAGGGGAAAAGCAGATTTAAGTTTGAGAAGGTTACGATATACTGACATCCGATCGTATGTTTATACTAATGGTGATGATGACATCAAGTGTGTGGGGATGAAGCTCTTAAACACAGGGTTTGATTATATCACAGTCTGCAATCTAATGATATTCACTTGCTTGTTCGGGAGTTCGTGGTTCGATTTTTGGGATTCGATCTACACATTCGGCAAAGATGTGGAACACATGACTAAGGTCATGAAACGAGTCAGTGACATCATAAAAACCAGTGGGGCACACTTGCCGGATTGGGAACTGTTTGTTGAATGCAGTGGGATGAGTGGGTACAGAAATCTGCCATTCCCTGGATTTGACTATGAATCGGAAGTCAAACATCTTGCCGACGCAGGGATTGAACATAGGTGGAGTGAAGATAAGAAATGGTTTGCACAATACTGCCACGATAAACTCTACCGACTCCCACGAAAATGGAACAAGAAACTCACGTTTCTTCAATTTTTGCAAAGTGACATATGGTTAACAAGTGGCTCATCAAGTTTGGGGCATTATATCATTGTCATAGATGGAGTTGAAAACAGAATCAAATGTAAAAAGAACATGATTAAAGACATATTCACACCAGAAGAATTGGAAGAACTGTGTCTAAATCATAAAACACAAGAAAACAGTGTGGTTGTGAAAAATGAGTTGGGGAAAGTGCGTTTAGCTGTCTCGTCTGATGTTTTAACTTACTTCTCAATGGCCTACATAGGTTATTGTAGCAGCAAGTTCTACGAAGACTGGGACAGTGTTGTGTCTGGGGAGTCAGTGAATGACCAAATCAACCGCCTAAATCAGATGGTGAGTCAATGCAAAGACAAATTTGGTATGCCATATGATTATGCATCTTTTGATCATCAACCTGAAACACATGAGTTGAAAAGCATATATTCAGTGATGGCAGAAGTCGGGATCCAGAACACTCCAGACAGGAGTACGTTCCTAACTTTGTTTCACAACACCTTGGGTGCATTCGACAAGGCCACGTTATACACACGTGCAAATGTTGACGACCACAATGTTGAAATGACACTGCCCATACGTGGCGGTTTGATGAGTGGCTTGTTCATAACCGCAATTGTTGGAAATGGTTGGAACAAAGTCGTGACAGACCTGAACAAAGACATGTTGCAAGAACGAGGTAAAGACATCAGAGATCTAACAAGTTACATCAAAGGGGATGATAGTAGTTTTTTCTCAAAGGATGCTTCACTATTGCAGGAAATGGAATTGGGGTACCGGAAAATGAACGTGAAAGGAGGTGTTGGCAAATTTTCAATAATGTGGGGCAGAAATGAATTTTTGAGAACTTGGATGGCAGAAAGATGTTACGGATATGCTGGTCGGATAATTCCTGGGCTAATGCAAAGAAAGCCCTGGAGTAATACTCCGTGGAGTGGATCTATGATAATTGATGCTATTTACAAGGATATCCATATACTGAGAAGAAGATTGCCAACCAACTCAAAAATTGACACATTTTGGAAGCATGTGTCAGGAATTTGGTGTACACTACACAAAATACCAATACAAGCACTAACAATCCCTAAAGTGCACGGTGGATTAGGCTTGGGACAGTGGAATGGGACCGACATCATTGAACCAAAAATCATCCAAGTGCCAAAGTTGAAAGTGAAAATAAAAAATTCGAATGGGTTAAGGGGAGACCAGATCAGGAAGAAAGCTGAAATGTACAACATTAAATTGAATGCTGATGACGCGGAGTCTATAGCACAAGATCAAATGTCAAGTGTTTTAGCATCTGACGATCTGCCTCAAATCTCAAGAAAACTGAGAAGCGAATGGAAAAAAGCCGTGATGCGGGCAAGTTATACCATCAAAAAGATCAAAAAAGAAAATTTGACTGTGTTTGTGTTACCAATGTTGGACGTAGACAATACTGTTGATTTTTCAAAAAACAAGCATAAGAGTTCTTTTGGTTCACTGCGACGTGAAGTGGAACAATTACTTGAACTCAAACCAATGATAGCAAAAGCAGGGACTACCATAAAAGCTGTGATGAAGGGAAATTATCAGTTTGTTCGGTTGTGGAAAGCTTACCAATTAGCAAAAAATCCTCATCTCGGGGAGTTTTTGGATTGGTACGGAGGGAATGTGAGTTTGCAAACCTACAGCCTCAATCCTTTGCTCAATGAAATGTATACGTATCAGTTAACCTACTGCTTGAGGAATGTCTCAAGACGGTTTAGGAAGCTGACAACGTTGCTAAGTCACTACTCCCCAATGTGGGAGATCGTGCTAAGAGCCAGTAGTATATACCAACGTGTATGCCAATGGTAAAGATAGGCTTCAAAGCTAAGACCCCAGGTGGGCGCCAAATAAACGTAGGG